ATTTTAGTTGGATCCAAAACCTTTTCTTCAGGCTTTGTGTAAGCTTTCTCCAAGGAAACTACTTTTGCGGTCTTGTCTTGGACAGTCATTTTATATCTGCGCCTTTAGCAATTAATGGGGTCATAAGCGTCATAATTCTTGGCCGGAAATAGAACTCCCCACGGATCTTATGTTCATATTCCTCTTCTATCTGCTCTTGTTCATCATCCTCTTCTATCTGATTTTGGATAGAATTCTCGATGAGGTCTTCTTCACGCTGTCTCTCTAGTTCATCTTCCAACAAATATTGTTCTTCTTTTTCTCTTTCTTGTTGACAATTTTCCGCGTCAAGCTCTTCCAACAGTGCTTGCTTAACAGCACCCATATCTTATTCCTCCTGCTTGTCAAGGATTTGCCTTAATTCCGCACCAATATAATCCAAAGATTCCAAAGAACCAACTAATCGAGCGTATTCTTCCATATCATTAGGTGACCCAGACTCTAGCATTTGCGTAATCCGGTCACGCCGCTCTTTTATAACCTTTAAAAGATACTGCGCTAAATAAACTTCTTCCATTATTTAGTAACACCCCTTTGCTTTTCCCAGGTTCGTAAGCCGCCCAATCCCAGCATCCCAAGAAGAACCGGCATCATGGTGCTCATATCAAGACCGGGAAGATCAATTAAATGACCTGTTTGCGCTAGGACAAACTGCGCTATAGGCTGAAGAATATATGTCCAACATAGCGCAAGACCGCATGTCCAGCCAATAAAGGGTCGCCAACCAGCAATAAAAATATGTCTACTTTTGGCTTCTTCTTTGTTTACCTCTAACTGAGCAAGATCAATGTTGGCTAAATGTTCAGTGAACTGAGATTCAATTTCCCGCTTGGCCTGTTCAGCCTTTTCTTTATCCGGGAAAAATCGATCTAAAACATCCCCGACTAATGGAAGTAAACTTGGAATCAAAGAAGCCAGCATAAGTTAAGTCCTGCTGTTACGGTAAATCACTATAACCCCCCTCAATAAACACCTTTTTCCTTTAGGATAAAGGCAAGGACAGCAACGGCTATGCCACCTATAATCATGTAGGGTTGGTCTATCAAAACCGCTACGCCACTGACCGCAATTGATATCGCCGCATAAGTAGAGGGCTCTTTAACACGGCCCATAAACCATTTGTACATGGATACTCTCCTAGTTAGTAAGTAAAAGTGCCCCCTCGAAGTGCTGCACCCATTCCGCCCTTTGGATTGGTGCCTTTTTGCACCGTGCCCTTAGCGGTTTGAGGCGTGGCAACGTCTTCAGGGCCGTGATAAGGAACTTTTCCTTGACCCTTAATGATCATACCCCTAGCAATCGGACCCACGGAAGGACCTTTTTTATTATCAGCCATAATAATCTCCTACTTCGACCTTAGTTTCATAATCTCACGTTCTCTAGCGGCATCTATCCGAGCATCCACAATCCCCTCGTTGGATTGAATGCGTTGGTTGCCTAAAGCCACTGTATTAGCATTTTTCTGCTTGTCTAGTTCAAGCCTTTGCAAATCAATATTCGTATCTTGCTGATCTTTGCGCGCCTTGATTTCCAAATCCTGCGCCTTGAGGGCGATAAGAGGATCTTCTTGACCCTGTCCACTGATTTGGGAACTAATTTGCTTCACTTCCTGCATTCCCTTAGAAATTAACTCTGCAACAGCCCCTTCAACCTGCATGAACTGTTCGGGAGACATTTCCTGGCCCTGCAACTGTTGACCCATTTGTGCCATAACCTGCTCCCTTGCTTTCAGCGCAAGGTGGTCCATTACGTGTTTTTGAAGAGACATAACTGTCGGGGGCATTTGTACAACCATTCCCGAAGAACCAAATACAAGATGCGCCATAATATGTGCGTCGTGGTTTTGTCCCTCAAAAGCTTCCAAAGGAACGCTCTCTAAAGAGTCGGCGTTTTCTGCTGCGGGATCTTTGGGTGCCGGATCCCCTTGTTCCATAGGCTTTAAAATGGTGTCAACGTCACGTACACCAATCGCCTTATACATGCGCCTGTACGCTTCATACATGTTATGAAGATCAGGAGCCGATTGTGCCAGTTGCAATTCCGTTTGTGCCAACGTAACCCGTTGCGCCATTGAGAAGATGTTGGGGTCAGATACGGGAATAACATCAACCCTGTCATCAAAATCTTCTGCCTTTATGGTTTTTTCCGCACCTACGACGTTGTAAGGATATTCCGGCGGCAAAAATTCCCCGAAAACATGAGCCAGCAACAAGAATTCCTCTTTAAGGCCATAGTACAACCGCTTATGAATAGCGGACATTACCTTGGCTCCCTGCTCCAGCATGGCAATAGTCGTACCAACAGGAGCCTGCTGATTGCCATCACCAACCTGGAGATTAGATACAGCAGCAAACCTTTGACCCGCTTCCACACAAAAGCCCATCAATTGAAATAGCGTTGCATCGGCTCCTTTATAAGGAAGAAGCATCAAGGCGTCGCGAATCACGCCCCCCGGAGCATCTACATCGCGAAATTCTCCCGGCGACAACGGCTCATCATCATTACGGATCCGGAGTCCGCGCGCCTTGAACCCCGCTGGGAGGTTGGACAGGGTCCCGGCATCTATCAATTGACGTAGCGCCGCCGTCGCCGTTCGACTTAGCCCTCCAATCATGTGGATTAGGCCAAGACCGTAAAAACCAAAACCGGGCAAGAACTTGAAATGAACAAAATATTGAATCTTTTTCCTGTTGGAATCTTCTTCCTGCCAATTGCGTCGGATACTCAGAACTTTTCCATTGTTCTCGGATACCGTTACAATATAAGGAAGCTTGATCTTGGTATTCTCACCGTCGTCCCCGACATCCTCGTAACCCGGAATATCCAAATCAATATGGCATTCCAATAAGGTTACCTCAGTGTCCAGGTAAGACGGTTCCACGCCAGAGATATCATCCATCTCTTCCTGGACTTGAGAAGGATCGGTCTGTGAAGGAGAGACCTCAATATCACTGTAAAAACCGGCGACCTGTTTCTTGCGTAAATCATTTTCACTTATCTGAATAACGTGTGTAACGTTTTCAGCAGTCTCAAGATCCGTCGCCGTGTAAGGGACAACCAGTTGTTCAGCAGGTACGAACTTGCTAACAGCCCTACCCAAAAACTCATCGTAGTATACCTTCTTGAAAGTAGAACCCGACAGCGGTAGATAAAACAGCATCTGATCGAATTCCGGCGTGTACTCCTTCATTACACAGGTAACTTGATAATTCATGTAATGACGAACGCGCTCTGCCTGCTGCTCGACTTCAGGTGTTACTCTTCCAATAATTTCGGTTCTGACAGGTCCCCCGGACGGGAAAAGCTCTCCAAAAGCCTGCGCCTGAAATTGCGTTACAGCTTCGGCCAATAAAGGATGTGTTACACCCGTGGCCCCCCTAAAGGGCTCCGTGCGGTCCTGATACTTGAAACCAAGAAGTTCAAGACCATTCACATAAGTGTCTTCCCAGTCCTTGCGCCCGGTCTTGTTCGATTCATATTCTTCAAGAACCGTGGACGCAATACGACCTAAATCAGCGTCCGAAAGCTCCTCCGCTAAATTATCGTAAAAATCTCCGGAACCTTGGGCCGTGATCCGTGGATCAAAATCCACCACAACCCCACCATCATCCTCCATCTCAATAGACAAACCGGGAGCTTCAATTACCGCGTCTCCCTCTACAGCGACCACGGCCCCAGGGCCTTCCTCAACGTCCAATTCGACAGGAGGGATTTCATTTCGTCTTTCTACAAGGGAAGAGGTCCCAAAATTACTTCTGGGAAGGGGTGTATCCGGCATACTTATTTACCCGTACCTATTATAGAGAGAGCCAATTCCGCCGTATCTGCGCGGGTCCCTTAGTCCTTTAGCCCGCTCACGCATGGTTTTACCCGCTTGTCGCGCAGTCAGATAGCCGCGCGGTTCAAGTTCCCCGGCCACAGTTCCTCTGGGAACGCCGCCGTGACGCATTCCTTGAGGAACGCCAAGATAAGGAGGGAGCCCTATACCGGCCTGCTCGCGCGCCTGAATTGCATCAAAAGCACGTTGAAAATATTCCTTTTCTACGTCGCTGAAATTTCCGCCTCGGAATACAGGACCCAATAAAGCTTCATCATTGGCTGTATTCATTTCCGTTAAAGCCTCCCGTTGGCCCAAACCAGTGGCAATGTCCTGATTGGAAAGTCTCGTATCGCCCACTGCCCTTAAAGCCTCCCGTTGGCCCAAACCAGTGGCAGCAAGCGCCGCCCCTGTACCCGCAGCCGCACCCAAGGCCCCCTCCTCCATTATTTGGGAGCCGCCTACACCCACAGCCTCGTCGCCATATAACACACGGCGAAGCATATCAAACATTCGATCATCTATCTTGGCTATCTCTTCAAGATCTTTCCGATTCTTGTTTACGTAGGCCTGAACCTCCTCATTCGTTCCATCGCTCATACGAGCATAAAGACCTTGGGCAATAGCCTTTGCTTCGGCGCTGCCACCGTTGTCCATGCGAATAGGACGAAAACCCAGGCCCCGTCTTGGTGACAAAGACCTTTGATACAATTGCGCGGCTTGTACCCCTTGCGGGGTATAGGGGAACTGAACCCCAGCTACATTAGGCAT